CCATTGGTCTCTAACATCTTTTTCAAGATTTGATTCGGGGTGAAGTTCGTTCCACCCCTTTTTCCAACGCCCAGTGTTGTCACTGTAGCCACGGAGCCAACGGTATGCACTATCCCGATCTTTAAGGCGCATCTTAATGACCTCCCGAACAAGACAACGATACATATGCTCGCGGACTCCAATAACTTTTTCTTCCGCATTCAAAACCGCCCTCCATTGTCAAAAGACATAGGAACGCTGTTGTCGTATTCCATGAACTGTTGGCTGTCTTTGTGATACCAAAATGAATACCAATCTTCTGCCTCACCATTGCGTTGTTTTTCACACATCATCATTGCATCAGGAATCATTGGATCAACTGCGCCAACCTGTGCATCATGTTCTTTTTTCTTGTTGCGCCAAACCAGCAAAACATTGTCCACTTGATCGCTGATGGAACCACTGCCCTTGAGGTCTGACTTGCTTGGTTTGACCTCTTCGTTCGCCAGCTTGCGAATGTGATGCACAAGATGAATGTGAACATTGTGATCACGCGCCAACGCAGTCAACTCATCAACAAAATACTTTTGCGCGTTGTAGTCATCTTCACCAGAAACGCACTTCATCAGACTGTCGATAAAGATATGGCCGACACCTAGTTCCATCGCGCTGTAACGGGCCACAGCAATTACCTGTTGGCTGGTGACAGTTCCTTGCTGGTCATAAAGCCACAACTTGTTGTAGTTGTACATTTGAAAGCGATCCAACAAATCTTTTATGTACTTTTCTTTGTTGATGTAGCGCGGAGCATCAATGTTCTCGCCTGCAAACTGGCGAAGCATTCGATACAAGGTGCGCTTGGGTTTCATCTCAAACGATGCAATCATCACTTTCTGATCTTGCTTGATCAAACCCAAAGCAATCATGCCCGTGATCATTGATTTGCCACCGCCATTACCGCCTGCATAAACCGTTACTTCACCAGCGCGGAACTGGAAACCTGCGTGTGTTTTTGACCACGGCATTGTTTGACAAACCTGAGTCTCAGGGTTCATCAAATCAACCCGCATCTCCTCAATGAAGCCTTCAGCATCACGCACCTTTTGCGCAACATCATTTGCCTTTAGGTACTTCTCGAAGTCAACCTCATCTGGCTTAACGATGCGGATGCGCCGCGCCTCGTCAAGGGCTTTTGCCCGTTCTTGAATCTCAGACGTTTGCATATTGAACCACCTCTTCTATTCGCTGTTGTGCAACCTGTAACCGATCCATATCCGATTCGCTTAATTTCTTGCCACGCCTCACGTCGTAAGCCGCAATCATCACGACCAGACACTCGAACGATGCAATACGCAGAAGGTCGCTGGCGTAAAACGCTGGCTTGACCTGCTTAGTTGTGTGGCCGTCATACCGCTCTGACCGCTCTGGGAAAAGGTCAGTCAAGTCCATGCCTACTGCCCCAACCACGGCGCTGACATCGCAACCACCAAAGCAATGCACCAGCACTCGGCCATCCTCAGTCTCGCGGATGGACAAAGATGGTGACTTGTCCTCATGCGCTGGGCACTGAGCCGTCCAAGAGCCGTTGCGACCCTTTACCTTGCCAAGGCGCTGGACAAACTTCTCGGCTGGGGTCATATCACCCTCCGAGTCGCCTGCTGTTCGCCGCTATCGTCTTCCCAGCGGCGCTGGTTGATGTAGGTCAAAGGCGCAGGGTCAAAGCCAGAAGTCCACTGCTCGGTCTTCTTCAGTTTCGCAACGCTGGCAATGATGCGATCCGCGACCATGTCGAGGTCGTACTTGGCCCACTTCTTCTCGCACTCGGCGCGGGCCACCTTCCTTTTTGACGAAGGCCAAATAGCCCAGAAATCGTCAAAACGTGATGTTGTCGGTTTCGCCGACGATATATCTTTATTCTCTTTCTTGTTCTTCTTAGGGTTAACTTTCGGTTTCGATTCGGTTTCCGTTTCGGTTTTCCTCGGCCTGCCGCCTCGCTTCCCAAGGGTTCGATTATTTTCGACTTGATGTTGATATTTTGCGATTTCCATGTCACAACGATTGTTGCGATACCCGTCAACACCCTTTTCAAAAAACTCCCCCAAAACCGATTCGGTAATGTCCAAATCAAGCCTAATTTTGCGGGCAACCGACTGGGTATCAAGTGGGATTGGCTTCTCGCTCATGTAGTACAAATCGAGCAAGCGGCGGTATGCCAAGTCCTCGGCATCGCCAAGGTAAGTGGTATGCGTGATGTAGTCCCCAATGTGGAATTTGTACCAGAGCATCAAACTATCCTTCCAAATAAATCTGGCCGCAAATCTGCGCGGCGCACCTGTCCGTTTGTGTGCCGCTCCAAGGCGTGAGCAAGCTCTGGGCTGGGCACCGAGCGGCCACTGGTGAGCAGGCTCATCCAAGTCTTGCTGATACCCACCTTTCGCGCCAATTCAACCTTGGCCCCCCGTGGTTTGTTGCGAAAAAACTCTTCAAGTGTCATTGTTAACCTTTCATTGTTGGTTTAAGCGCATCATACACGAAAAAAAAGATGGCACAAGGGGGTTGTATGCTCAAGTTAAACATGATACAGTCCACCATCATCAACATCAGGAGGACGAAATGAGCGACGAAGACCAAATTAACCAAATGATGCTGGAGAGGCAACAAATGCTTGAGGAAGCCCTTAACAAGGCCGAGACAGGCGTTGCAACGGAGGAAGACTGGCGGCTCATTCGAGCCGAATGCGGCCTTCCAAATTAACTGAAACTAGGAGCGAATGATGGCTTTAATAGCGAAAGAAAGCGGCGGTGGAACTTTTACCCCTGTGCCGCCGGGGATGTACTTGGCACGGTGCTACCGCATTGTTGACCTCGGCACACAGAAGAGCGAATACCTCGGTCAGGTCAAAAACTTGCCAAAGGTCATGTTGCAATTTGAGGTGCATGGCGAAGACGACGCAGGCAAACCATTGGTCACGGCCAAAGGCGAACCAATGTCAATCAGCAAGAACTTCACTTTGTCACTGGCTGAGAAAGCAACCCTGCGTAAGGACTTGCAAACTTGGCGTGGCCGCGAGTTCACACCAGAGGAACTCAAGGGCTTCCAGATTGACAATGTGCTTGGCGCTTGGGCCATGATTGCCATCACCAAAGCGATGGGCAACAACGGCAAGGAGTACACCAACATTGCTAACATCAACTCGGTGCCCAAGGCGATGAAGGCCAACCTGCCAGAAGGTCACAACAAGTGTGCGGCGTTCTACATTGAAGAGCCAGACTTGGAGTTGTTTGAGACCTTCAGCGATAACCTCAAGGCCAAGATCGAGCAATCACCTGAGTGGCAAGGCCGCAAGGGCGGAGGCTCAAAAGCCAAACCAGTGTCTAGCGGCTCTGGCTTTGACGACATGGACGACGACATCCCATTTTGAGGTGACGCATGGACGACTTCAAAAAACTATTTAGACGCGATGCAATGGATACCTCTATTGCCGCCGCCGCAACTATCTATCCAGATTTGAGAAGACTCCAATTGGAGGTGCTTGCATTTGCCAAGCATCGTCCAAACGGTTTTACCGACGAGCAGATGAATGAGTTCTTTGACACGCATCGTTCCACTTACCGAGCGCGACGATCCGAGTTGGTTGACAAAGGGCTTATTGTGGATAGCGGCCAGCGTAGGGCCATGACCAACGGCAGAAATGCTACGGTCTGGCTTTGCACTGAATTTATGACTCCACAAATGCCTTTGATTTGAGGGTCAATCAATGACACAGATTGCGCTTTTCCCAGAAGATAGTCGCAAGTCTCCTCGTGTATGCGAGTGTTGCGGGGCCAAGATTGTCGAATACAAACACTCGTTCAATCAAAGCCTTGCAAACTCGTTGTACAAACTGTACAGCCAGCACAAGGCGACCAACATCAGCACGATTGGACTGACTGCAATTCAATGGACAAACTTCCAAAAATTAAAGTATTGGGGACTTGTTCGGAAAGCAGAAAGAGAAGATCACACCAATATTGGCGGTGTCTGGGAGGTGACTCCTAAAGGTATTGCTTTTGTTGAAAAGGGTACGGCCATCCAAAAACAGGCATGGTCATACAGAGGAAAGATGGTCAGGTACGAGGGGGACACGGTGTTCTTCAACGACATCCATGACCAATACATTAGAAAAAGACCAGACTATTCTGGCGACTCTCGTCCACACACTTGAAACTTTAAAAGGAACACGGCAATGTTTATATCAAATACAGAGAAAGTTCAACTCAGAAAAGACCTTGATCAAATGTCACGGTTGTTCAAGGACATGAACAACGACATGATCTACCTAATTGCAAGAGTCAAAGTGCTTGAAGGCGAAAAGACACCGCCAAAGAAGCCTCGCAAGAAGCACACAATGACCCCTGAAGGTCGAGCAAGAATGAGCCAGATGATGAAAGATCGTCACGCAAAAAACAAACTGGAGAAAGCAAATGCTACAAGCATCAGCACCACGGGCCAGTGAGTCCAACCATTGGTACACCCGCGACGGTGTGCCAATGTACACGGTCGAGGCCAAGAAAGGCGGACAGCGCAACACCACACTGCGTGATGCCCGTACAATGAACCTTGTTCCATCAGTGACCACGGTTCTCAATGTCGCGGCCAAGCCAGCCCTGACTGCGTGGTTACAGCAACAGGTTTTAATGGCCGCTCTCACGCTACCCAAACGACCTGACGAAGCCGAAAAAGATTACATCGACCGAATCATGTCCGATTCGAAGGAGCAGGGCAAGTCGGCGGCTGATGCTGGGACAGACATCCACGCATCAATACAAGGGTTTTATGAAGGAAAATCAACAGGCAAGCACAGTGAGATGGTCACAGCCTGCACACAAGCAATTGAGAACTGGGTTGGCCCACGCACATGGATCAGCGAGAGATCGTTTGCACATGAGTCGGGATTTGGGGGCAAATGCGATCTCTATTGTGCAGAGGACGGCGGATTTGTGGTTGACATCAAAACCAAAGAGTTCACCGACCCAGACAAGGTCGGAGCTTACGACGAGCATTTGATGCAACTGGCCGCATACCGTGTTGGCCTTGGGGTGCCCACTGCTCGATGCGCTAACGTGTTTGTGAGCCGCAACGTGCCGGGGCTGGTAGTCGTCAAGGAATGGCCGCTGGAGCAGGTAGAGACTGGCTGGGCCATGTTCATGCACCTGCTATCCTTCTGGCAACTTAAAAACGACCACAGGTAATCATGGAACAGATACAGGCATTCAAAACAAGCGATGGCAAGTTGTTTGACGAGCCATTGCAGGCCGAGCGCCACGAACTTTTTCTGAAGAAACAAATGATTGTTGAGGAGTTTTTGGACGGGGAACTCAACCCATACCAATCAATGTCTCAAAAATCAATCGCTCGATCATCTATCATCAACTGGGAATTTTGGAAAGTCAAAAATGTTAAGTGAAGAACTCATCAAGCAAGTCTATTTCTATTGCGACGAGAAACTGCCAGACGGTATCTACGCCGACGAAGTTGACATCATTCAGTTTGCCAACAAGATCGCGGCTGTCGTGGAGCCTATGGTCGCAATGAAGGAGCATCAGCGATGCGTGAAGATCGTAAGCGACATGAACGTCGAGGTGGCAAAAGCTCTAAACAACCAGAGACCGAAGAGTCAATGATCCTTTGGATGGATGCCTACGACGATGGATATGACGCAGGGTACGAAGCTGGGATCGAGCAAGCTCGAAAAGAGTTTCTTGAAACCCAACTCCTGCTGTATCACACGGGCGGCAACGCATAAAAAAAGCCCCCAGTGATGGGGGCGAAGAGGAAGCAACGGCAACTGCTCCTATCTCATCAGTGTAAGGCCACCATGCGCTTTTTTGGGCTGTGGTGGCTTTTGCGCTTCCATGTTGTGGGTGCGGTATAGATCATAGGCTGTCGTTGCAAGCCCGCCGACCACGCCAATACCCTTCAGAAAGGCTGTGACGGGTGTGCCGGGGGGTAGCATAGCCATACCGTCCAAAACGGCCTGTACGCCCGATAGCACAGCGCCAGAGGTGTCACCCTTCTCGTATCTATTTAACGCCTCTGCGGCGCTCATACCCATGCCCACGCCACCAAGAATGTTGGCCCCGGGAATCTTTTGCACAATTGCGCCAACTTTACCCAGCCCGCTTGGTGCCGCCTCGGTTGCGGCCTTGACTCCAGTTTTGGCAACTTGCTCCGCAGTTTGCGCTTCTCGTGCGGTTTTTTGTGCGGCGGCCACTTCGCGTTGGCGAATTTTTTCT